CCCGGCGCGGAAGTGAACGGACCCCAGGTGATCTGAGCCGTGTTGTAGATGACCGACGGGCTCGCCGCTGTCGCGGCCACCGGGCCGTAGCTCTGCCGCGCGTAGGCGGTAGCGGTTGCGTACTCATTGATCGAGGTGCCGCTCATGGCGGTCTCCGTCGAGTTGAGCACGCCGGAGACGGCCGAGGTACTGATGGCCATGTAAGTGGCAGCCGCGGCTGGGCTCTGCGTCTTGAGGAAGACCGCGTTGAGGGCTTGCTGCTCAGCGTACTGCATGAGCTGGCCAGCGCTAAGTAGTGCTCCCATGACTGCTCCTAATCGTTCGGGACGAAGAACTCGTCGAATGTTGCCTGGTCGATGGTCGTGTGACGGTCGATGCCGACAGCGTCAGTCCAGTTGACGATGGGCCAGCCGGAATCCTCGTCGTGGGCGACGAGCGTAACTTCAGTGCCGTCCTTGAGGTCAAGCTCGGACATCTCGGCGGTAATCTCGCCGAACCCGGCCTGACTCTTGTGATGCTCGCCGAACCCGGCGTTGAGCGGGTGCGTGTAGATGTACTTGGACCCGACTGTGCCGGCCCTGACATTCTTGCTACTGCTATCCTTTGCCATTACCCGATACTCCCATCGCTGTTCCAGTTAGAAGGGATGTCGCTTGACCAGCCCTTGCTTCGCGCTACGCGCATGATGTAGCGACGTACCTTGGCACGTTCCGCGTCGGTGTTTGGACGGGCACGGCCGACCGCCTTGATCGCTGACGCCAGGCTGTTATCGCCTGTGCGCCGCTCGATCGGGAAGCGCGGTGCGTCGCTCTTGTTCTTGGAGCTAGGGGCCATCGCCTGGCCCTTGGCCTGATCCTTCTCCCGCTGCTCCTTCGTCGCTGTCGCCATTCTCCCTCCAATACCGGTCCCATAGGTCGCGAGCGTCCCGCCCGGTGACCGTTCCTGTAATCCGGTTCCATTCCTCGCGTAGCTGATCGTTAGGGCCGGGCATTCCCGTTCCCTTGAATACCGGCTGGGCGAGGCAGTAACAGTTATCGTGCGCCCGGAATCCTCTGTTACCGGGCTTAAATGGGCCCTTCACTGCCTGCGATACACAATAGCTACATGCATCCGGTTCTATGAGTCGTTCCCATCCGTCTACATCTGGGTCGTTAGCTACCGCATTCGTTATCGTGTTCCGGGCACCATTGAGAACGAACCGAGCGCTAGCGCCACTGAAGGTGTTACGCGCTGACAATGACGCCGCGCTCGGCTCTTTTCCTTTTGTAATGTTATGACGGAATGATCCATTGGCAACACTCCTAGCCATATTGTTGACATGACCCGCCAATAGAGGGGCCGCGAAAATCTTTGGATAGCTGAATCCGTGGACCACCTTCATGTTCCGGTAGTATTCGGCCGCGTCGGCAGCCGACCCCGCGAAATGCTGCGCAATGATAATCTTGAAGATGGGACCTAGATCATTCCAGCTACCATCAAAATTGCCGGGGTCCATGTGGACATCCCAGAGCGCCTTGATTGAATCCCTGGTGTGATCGGCAACAGCAGCCTGGTCATTCCTGAATTTGACAGTCAGGACGGTCGGCGGGTCCGGAGCGATCCGGCTAAGGGAGGGAGACGTGCCCGTGAGCGCTAGCCGGTACGCGCTACGGCCTCTTGACTTACCCTGGGGGTAGGGCGGGTTAGGGTCCGGGCTAGAGCGCCCTAGAGTCGAATCCCGGTACGCTTGCGATTTACTGTCTGCTGTGGCGATAGAGCTAGTGGACATTTACACCTCCACCAGCAGTTGCCATGTTCTCGGACTTGGCCGGACGCGCCCCGGTCACCTGTCCAGCGGTGCCAGCCGGGATCTGTACCGGAACCGAAACCCCGACTCCACCGCCGCCCGGACCGCCACCAACATTCTGCTTGACGTTCGTGTACTGTGGCTGGCTCTGAAGCGCAGCGGCCACGGCATCCTTGACGATTTCCTGAGCATTCTTCTGCTGCTTCGCCTGGATCCAGCGGTTGACGTCATCGGCGGTAGCGCCGGGGATGAGAGCCCAGAGTTCCTCCACTGGAATACCTAGCATCTGCGCGGCCTTGCCTAGGCCGTCAATCGTCGCTGCGAACGCCCGCGCGGAGGTGTTACGCCAGACAACTTCGCCGCTCAGGTCATTCCAGCCGTCCTTGTCCCCTGCTGCCAGCGAGCAGAGCCGGAAGACTCCGCGCCAGGGGTCAGTTAGATTCGACTGGAGTTCCTCCACCTTGCGATCGAGCCCGTCACGAGCAGCGGCGAGAGCTTCCGCGCTGAGGTTGGCGACCATTCCTAGAAGATGGTACGGCGGGATCTGCGCGATTGTAGACATGTGCTTGATACCGTCTTCACGCGAACCGGAGTACGGTGCAAGTTCAGTCGCGCCGAACTCGCCAAACCTGGTCGCCGGGTCCTCGGCCGCCCAGACACGATCGACACCGGGCCGGAATGGTGCCTTATCCTTGCCTTCCTCGTCGACCGGAGCCATGCCGGTAACCCAGCGTTGCTTGAACGCTTCGTACTGCTCGGCCATCATGAGATTGAACGTCGTCAGGTTGATCTGATCCTGGACCGGGATGAGCGGCTCGACTTCACCCTGGCAGTCGGTCTCGCCGTCAAGATCGATCTCGTACAGGAAACGCGAAACCGGGCAGATCTCCATGTTATGCTCCGCGTACGGAGCTAGCCCGTTGATGAACGGATCATTGGGGTCGGCTGGCGTAAGATTGAGCTGAGATATGTCCCGTGTAGCGCCGCCCGCTTCACTCGTCAGGATATAGCGCGATATGTCGTCATAGAGCGTTACGATCACGCGCTGATCCTGCGGCCGGGCCGGATTACCGGCAACCCGCGCTTCGATAGCGCACTGCGGCCATTCGTCGTCAACTTCATCGGCGTAGAAGGCCGTCATGCGACGCGGGCTCACCGGCCTTATGAATGGTACAGCGTTATCATCAAGATTGTTCGGCGGCTTCATGTCGCTCGGTAGCACGACTACGTATGCTGCGCCGTACTTGGCGACCGCCCTGTGAACTCCGTGCTGCCTTGATATCATTCGATTGAAGACAAAAGCCTGCCATGACAGGTCCGGGTCCTTGCTAGATGCAGTCTCAACGGTAGTCTTGCCGGACGGGCGGAATCCATCAACATGAAGATTCTCAGAGATGACCGCGACGACGAGCGGCAGGAAGTTACGCTTACCGCGCTTCATGATCCAGCGGTACTCAGAGTTGACGCCCTTGGGCGCGTACGGCGGGTCGTGACGGCCCCTCATGTACCTGCTGATGCGATTAAGACGCAATTGCTCCATCGCCCGCATCTGAAGCATCTGCTGGCAAAGCTCAGGGGCTTCGTCTAGGTCGACTATCAAGAGAAGCTCCAAACTTGCCGGTGCTCGGCTGCCTCGATTGCCTTCTTCTGTTCCTTGTAGTTCTTGCTCGATAGCACTAGCCGGCGGGCATGCCGCGCCATTACCATGGCTACACAAGCGTCAATCTTGCGAGATGACTGAGGGCTCTCCTTACCGATCGATATGCCCCAGCGATTCGGCCGCCTCCTGGCGTTAACAACATGGCGGCCGAGGAAGCTGTCGCCATCCTGAACGAACGCCTTGGACCTGATCTCTCCCTCAGTCATCTCACAAGCAAAAGTAAAATCCGCGACGTGGGATCGCATATCCCAGGCTACCGGCTGTGGATCCTTCCCGGCCGGTACTGACCATACAGGTATATTCTCAAACAGTGTATGCCATGTAACCTTGGTGTGTTCTTCCCACTCGTTCACGTCTGCGAAGAACGCCACGACGTTCCAGCGCTCTTTCGCCGCGCGGACGGCCGCATCAACTTCGTGAACGGGAATTGGCACCCGGCCGTCATCCGTCTCCCAGATTCCAAGGCTGAACGTAAACCCGCTCTCGACATGACATCCTATCAGAGCCGTGGCATCCTTAGTGCGGGAGCCATCGAACCCCATCGTGATGTCGTCGCCATCATAGATGTAGTAAGACCGATCGGCCAGCAAGGACCATTCCTGCTGAGTCGTCCATGCATCCTCGGCGGCCTCGGGCCAGTTCAGGTAGAAACGCTTCGATATGCTCAAAGGGTTCTTTGGGCTCAGTATCCGGTTTTCAACAATGTCCTCGAACGGTACCCAGTATGCATCTCCATACGCTTCCTTCACTCCGCGCAGGATCGAGGCCGGGTCATCGAAGTCAATATCCGGAGGCGACATCCGCGAGTCATATAGTATCTTGCCCTTGCCCTTGAGTCGGCCCTCCTCCTGCGCGACCCATGCATCAAAAGTAACCTCCGCGACCGACTCTTGTCCTGGCTCCCAGGCATTGCTCGTTTCGAGGAGACGGGAGCCCGGCGACTTGCCAACGTTGCGGTCGAGCACCTCGGACAAGGCGATGCCGCCGTTGACCGGCAAGAAACTTTCGGTCTGGTCTAGAATAGCAAAAGTGACTAGGGCACCTTCCTCGGTGACCGGGCTCGAAGTGATGACCATGAGCTGGCCACCGCCAGGAATATGGAAGATGGTCTTTCCGGTTTCAACGTCATAGTCTTCACGGATACGTGACTTAGGCGGTAGGAGTGCCCGCACCATACGCATTGTATTGACATTCGCCTGATCATGGCTGGTAGCAGCGATTTGCACCAAGGGCATTCCAACCGGACGTCCAACACAGCCTCCCAGGACTCGATTGTCAAAGTGATCTAGCCTCACTGGAGCTAGTAGCTCGATCAGGGCCATAACAGCCGCGAACGGGGACTTGCCAGCACCCTTCGGGTACCGGCGTACACCGTGGTAATAGATCCAGCGTCCGCGCTCGTCTAGGGCATACCACCAGAGGATGAACCGTACCTGGCTTTCAATGAATTCCCAGCGCTGGCCCGTCTTATCGCCATCAGGCTGCTTCAGGTACTTCGAGGCCCAGTGAATGGCTTCCCATCCGAGGGTTAGCTTGGGTATACCGTCCGGTATCGTCACGGTACGGTCACGCGGGGCTATGGCTCTAACCGCCATTTGACATGCCCGTAAAATACCCACTGGAGCAAAGCAACAATGGCGCACATGACGATAACCCAGAGAACCGCCACTGCGGCAGTCCTAACGGCGCTCTTGCCCCAGTCCATGTTCAGTACACCCACTATACTGAAGTCATTCACTCTACCACATGAAGTCGACCTTGCCAGCCCTGGACGGCTTGGTCTGCTGCCTCCTCATCCTCGTCCTCGGTCGGGGGTTCCTCCAGCTCAATGCGACTACGCTTGCGATCCGTGACTGTTGCACCCAGCTTCTCTACCAGCTTGGTGAACTGAGCGAAGATACTAGCGTTATGCGTGATTAGGAACACGTTATAGGCGTCGGCCGCTGCGACAGCCGTCATCCAGTCGCATGGCTCATAAAGTTCAGATTGCCCGGATATCTTCAAGGAGTTATACCAGCTCCGGGCCTTTGGCCTCCAAGATGGATCAGCCTGAGGGATAGGGTGTGCAGACCCTGTCGCCGTGCCAGCGGACACCTTGATAAAGCGGGGATCATTCGCTGCTCCAGAGCTGGCCCCCGTCCGTTGCTCGGGACGCTTCTTTTTTGCTACCATCGGCCACACCACCCGCATGACGTAGTGTGGGCACAAAAAAGAGGACGCCAACGGCAGCCACAACGGCAGTTACATTTCCGCCATCTAGCTGCTCGAACTAGTGCCCTCTCTATCCTCATTCTCATTCCCCTCCGGCGGGAGGATTGAATTGTAAAACTCTATGACTTCGTCGGCGTCTGCGCCATAGAAGAAAGCTATGATCTCTTCCTGCCAAAGCTGTAGTGCCATCTTCCTCTCCTGGGCAGGAGGCCTGGTACCTCGTCCAATGCTACAGACTAGTACATGGAGTCAGATCCATAAGCGAATGATCTCGGCCAAGGTACCAGGCCAACGGTGCTCGAAGTGCTCGATGGGCGCTGCGGCTAAGCACCACCTCCTTTATGGACTTATACGTCGCGCTCATATCACAACGTATTATATCCGAAGATCGTTAAGAGGTCTAGACCACGTAAAACGGCTCAGCTGCCACTGGGGAGTGGGGACACGAAACCGATTGGCTTCGAGGCAGCTGAGCCTGAGTATAAGCGTACCCTACGCGGGCGCGGACGTAAAGCGAGGCACCCTGGGCATCTGGCCCTCTCGGAAGCACGAGTTCGCAGAGGGTGCCCCTGGTCCATTGCTGGTTAAGGAGGGGCGATGGAGCTTCATCCACTTTTGAGGGCCCAGCACGGGGGAGTCAAACGGGGTCGCGTGACTAGGTGACCGCGCCGGGCCCAGGGCCGACTATACCGGACGCGCGCCGGGATTCGCTACTGTCGGCTATCTGCTCGCAAAACACGAGTCTTTACGTGTCCTACAAAAACACTTGTATTCACAAAAATGCTATACCCAATGCTCGCGGCCCGCATACAAAATGTAAAGTCTTCCCCTATAAGCTGAGTACCGACAACAGACTCCTGAAACCACGGAGCAGCTCTATTAGAAAGTCGGCTCTCAATATCGATATATACATCACGGTGTACCATCAAGCAGCCCGCTCCAACAGAATCAACCTTAATTATTTTCTCATCCCATTCTGTGATTGCACTAAACATGCCAATCCCGAAGCCTACGTCAGCGAGGCGACGATACATCATCGGTATAGGTGGTGAACTATCAACCATGACCAGTCCGCTGATTATTTGTTTTCCTGAATCAATAAGCCTTGATACAGTACCAACAGGGAATACAGTGTCTGTATCAGCCA